ACGGCGGTTGCGCTCCTCGCGCAGCAGCTTCATCGGCTCCTGTTCGTTAAGTTCGTTCAGTTTTGTTTTGACCGTACCCCATGTTATTCCCGCCTCTTCCCAATCATCTGGGTCATCGGATAGGATAGCTGTGTTATTGTCATCTACCCCCACTATAAGACTAAAGGCCGCGTTAAAACTAATCGCGTCTGTAGGTTCTGCGCCACGCAGTACGAACTGGCAGTTTGGGTCTAGTGCTAAGATTGCTTCTGATACTGTTGCCATGATTTATCCTACCCTATGCAACTGCGGTTATTAAATGGCCCGTAAAATAATTATAATTCGACCAAGCTGTTGCAGTACTCCCAAGATACAGTGATACTGTTTGATTGGCGTTTAATTGCAAATTTATGTGGGGAGACGCATGAGTATATGTTGAAGCGTGTAAATACTGTGAGGCTTCATCGCCACCACTATTGCTAGTTAAATAATCACCTGAATCATCTACTCTAAAATAAAAATTACCGTCACCAGTATTTCTTAATACATTACCGCCAAAACTATAAAGCCCTTTTACTGGCGTAGTAAATTTTCCAGTGCTTGTAGAATAACAATTTCCTAGATTGTGTTGCACATTTGTAAAAACTAAAGCTCCAGAACTTGTGTTGCTTGACATTCCATACGCTAGAAAACTTACTGGATTAGAAAGAATAACGTATCCACTGCTATTAATCGTTAGCGCACTGTTCGAGTTCGTTGGGTCTTGAATTTCGGTGACTTTTAATACGCTGGTCATCCGGCAATCTCCGTAAGGGTCATAGTAGAAGTGCCTTTTACAATATATGCCGCATTGTCTGCATTATGTGGCCTATTTACATAAAACAAATTAGTTCCAGGGCCGCCTGTTGCTTGAACTTGAAACTTGTATGTGGTTGCCGAAGTTGTTGAAGGAGAATCTAAAAACTGCAAAGAAGTGCCTTCTAGTTTATATTGAAAATTGTTGTTGTCTCCACCAACTCCAAGGCTTGCTAATGTTTGGGAGCCAGTTGCAGATGTATTAAGAGAGATAACAGTTGTCCCTCTCAACAGCCTTATTCCAGCGTAAATATTATTTACGCCACCCCAGTTTAAACTCAACTGTATTAAAACCTTACTTGATGTTTGTTTTGGGGTTATGGAAAGAGAAAGCCCTGTTATATCAACTAAAGAGGAGGAAGAGGTGCTAAAATCATCTGTTTTAGTGGTGCTAACAATTTGCACAGGATGACCCGGAATATATATCCCGTTGTTTGTGGTCTTCTCATTTATTGTATCTACAAATAATGTTGACATTGTTTTTCCTAAGTTGCGTGAACAAGATGTCCCCAGAAATATGACTTTCTGGTAGCTTGGTCGTGAATAGTTGCGGCTTCATCAGATTGAAAATATGCCTCAACATAATCGCTAGAACCGTTCAGTTGAATCATGCCAGTAGGCATTGCATACTCACCATTGCCAAAAATATCCGTAGAAGAGTTTTGAATTTGTGACATTAAAGCCGTGCTATCATTTGTGTTGCCGTTTTTTGCTATATTAAACGCAACAAAGTTTACAAGGCTGGGAAATTGAACTCTGACTGTGCCACCAAATAAATACCAACCAGCAACCTGTGGCGTATATCTATTATTTGTGGCGTCCCAATAACTTCCAGTATCTAATGCAACTGTCTCCCAAGTTATCTTCGCATAGTCACTTGCTGTATAACTTTGATCTGTGTCAGTAGCTTCAACTTGAAAGGCTACAGCTTTAGGTATAACAAGACCACTGCTATTAATTGTTATAGCACTTGTACCTGCCGCAGTTCTTATCTGGTCTACATTCAGTATTGAAGCCATCTGTGCCTCACAGTATTGTCAGATTACCGTTGACGGTAATCGCAGTTGATGTGTCTATGGTCAACGGACCAATCGCCAATGCATTCTTGGTTGATGCTATTGTAGTATCTTCGTCTACTGTTTGTCCATTGGTGCGAAATACAGCCGTATCAACCGTGGTGTTTGTGGTTTGAAACTGTGTCGCTGTAATCTCAGCCGCAAATGTACCGCCGCTGGACTTGCTGACTGTATCAGTCACAGTAAAGGCACGGAAGGCGCGGATAACTAACTCATCATTTACCGCTGCGCCAGAACCAAGTGTGATCGTATCGCCATTGCTGGCAGTAAAGTCTGAACTGTCAAGATGCACACCGTTCAAGTATACGTCCACATCGTTACCAGAAAAGGCCAGTATTGCACCGTTAGCATCTGCACCTGTAAACGCGGTCTGACTTGCTGTTGCTGTGTACTTGAACAACTGCATCGCGTAGCTGGTGGGTTGGTCTACTGCACGACCAAAGTAGCGAACCTGTATTACATCGCCGTTAGCTGGCGGTGAGGAGAAGGTGAGCGTTGTGCCTTGCGCTGTATACGCCTTGCCTATCCCTGGCTCTTGAATGACATTACCAATAACAACCATAATGGCTTCGCCGCTGACAACGCTTTGTGCTAGCGTAAATGCTGTTGCGCTTCCAGTACCTGTAAAGGTTTGAAAGCTGATGTCACCTACATTTGGGTCAATACCTATATATGCCATTACTCTGCATCCTGTATTGTGTTACCTTCAGCTACCCACTCAAGGATGGCTGCGTATTCAGTATTAGCTGAGTCTATAGGTACAAAAACTTTTTCATTATTGCTATTTGTTACAACAACGCAAACATTGACTCCTTCATTTGCGCCATATTGAGCCGATTGAATATCCATTTACAACTCCGCATCCGCTGTCCAGTTACATCCGTATGGGTTTCCTCCTGTTGTAGGAGCAGTAGTAAGAAAAAATCTTAGTTGAGATGAGTATGCTACAATACTAGCTATTTCATATTCAGTTGTAACTGTACCATTTACTAAATCATTTATATACGCCCCAGAATTAGCAGGTGCAGCTTGAGGGTTGTAGGCAACTACAGTAGGATTAGCCCTCATTGTTTTTTCTAAATATACCAATGCTCCTCCATAACTTGCACTATCACTAGAAGGCATTTCTGACATTCTAACACCTGCAATATCGTTTGCTGGTGCAGTACCATAGGCAAAAGATTTCTGATAATAGCGTTTGCACCTGTCTAGTTCATCATCAAATGACCGATGCTCAAATGGTGTGGCTACATCTCCTGCTTCAAGCTGTACGCCTGCTAGAAAAAATGTATCATTAAGGGATGATGTTCTTGCTGAAGTTCCTGCTGGTACAAGCTGAGAGTTTGTTTGTCTTGCCGCCCAAGTATTTGCTGTTCCAACGGCTCTACCCGTGTTGTACTCAAAAACAAATCTAATTCTCATACCCTCTGTGTTATCGTTAGGAATTTCTGTACCACTTGTTTTTGCAGCAAATGTAACTGTTTTAAATTCCCAAGTGTTTGCCGTATCAATAGAAATAAGTTGACTATTCATTGTGTTGTCGTCTATTGCATACAACTGTACGCCTATGTTTCCTGTTTGATTAGACTTTACATAAAAAGATGCAGTAAGGGTTTTTGCACCAGATTTTGCAAACTGTATTTGTTGTAAGTCTTGACCCTCAAATTTTTGCTGAGTTAAAGCGGCAGTAAGGGTACTAGGCGCAGAGGCGGCAGTCGTACATATAAATTTCAGAGAGTTTGAAAAGCCATCAGGTGCGTCTGAATCCTGACTCATTGTCCAACTTGAATACTCATTTGAAGTGCTATCCCCATAGGTATATTGCCACCTGTCTAAAGTTAGATATTCCACTGAATTAGCCGCAGTAGCACTCGTAGCCCTCTGGGCAACTTGCATTGCACCATTGATAATAAGATTTGACCCTGCTTCAAAAACCTCGTCAGCTACAGAGTTTGTTTTAATTTTGCTTAATGGCATTTCAAACTCCTACGCCAACTTACTTATCTTTAAATAGGCGTGAACTGAATTATTTCCTGATACGTTTGTCCTATTACCCATGCCGTTGGTACTTTTTGTAGCCGTTGACTGCTGCTGTAATTCATAAGTTGTTGTTGATGTAATCGTAAAAATATGATGACCATAACTTACATCACCAATGTTCTCAGTAGACCCAGCGTATGATGCGCTTCCTAATATCAAAGTCGCACTATTAGTAATGTCATAAATTTGTGACCAGTGATGATCTACTTTATAAGCATCACAAGTCCAATCAATAGTGTAAGTACCAGCAGCTAATGTAAATTGATTGCTCGATAAAGTTACAATGCTATCTGGGTCAACCTCAGTATTTAAAGGGCGAGTTCTATAAGCACCTGATGTCAAATCACCTCCACCAGTATCGTAGGCAGTAACATGACTAAGCACAGCGACAGACACAGGAGTTTGGGCTGCACCGCTTGCCAGTTTTGCGGAAGTTACAGCATCATCAGCTATCTTCGCTGTAGTCACCGCACTAGCCGCCAGCTTTGCAGTTGTAATAGAAAGGTCAGGTGCCTCCAGCCGTGTTGTTACTTCTGCCTGACCGCGATAGATAACGTACACGTTACCTGTGCCTAACGGCGGAGCTTCATCAAACGTCAGGGTAGTTCCCGTGGCTGTGTATGACTTGCCAACCCCAGGCTCCTGCTGCACGTTGTCAACAAATACCTCTAACTCCTCACCAGTGTTCACGGCGCGGTTAAGTGTGAACGCGGTCGCCGAACCTGTGCCGTTGAAGGATTGGCTCGTTGTCTTTGTTAGCTGTTTATTTGGTTGTGCGCCGATGTATGCCATGTCACACCTTTATTTCTGTAGCTGTCATAATCATATGACCGCCGCTATGACACGAATATGCCGTTCCACTGCCCTGATCTAATCTATGATACGGTTTATATGTTACGGCTGAGGTAGTGTTAGGCGTGTCTATATGCTGTCCTAGCGAAGACCCATAAAAACTTCCGCCACTATTTTGAAAATTATATACCCAACCGTAATAGTTTGGAACTGCATAATCGCCAGAACGGACAACAAGAGCCGTGCTGTCTCTATACAACTCCCAATCCATAGAAACATTGTTAGGTATATATATCATATTAGAATAACAAGTTATAAGCACCTTGCTGTTTGAAAATCTAGGGGTAATTGAAACTTGAAGATTGGTATAAGAAGTTCCGTCTCCTATTTGAACCGCTGTAGTACTAGCTATAGATATATGTGAACTTGTGTTTGCGTGTAGATATGTTGTTTGCGTCTGGACAACAGACCCAGCACCCATGTTAATTGCAGAGCCACCAGAAGAATCTTGGATGGTATCGACTTTTATTATGCTAGTCATCCTGTTATCCTATAAACCTATACATTACCCAATTGTATGGGTTAGTAACACTTTGATAAAAATTATAAGTGCTATTAGTAACTAAATATAAATCATCATTTGCAGAACACTTAACTGTCATTGCACCTGCTAGTGACCTGCGCTGAGTAAATATTCTTGCAACTTTAGTTTCAGTGCCACCAGTGTTTCTAACAACAAAAACACTATACGCATCACTACTGGTTTGTGTAAAAGTTGAATACTCTACACTATATAGCCCAGCTACTGGACAAGTAAATTTATATGTAGAGGTGTTATAATGATTTCCGTCATTAACAACAGCATTAGAAAAATCTAATATTGAGTCTTGAGATTTTGATACATAACTTCCTGTGTCTGGAAAAGTTGCAAAAGCATAAGGTATTTGCGGAAACAATACCCGACCACTGCTATCAATGGTCATAGCATCTGTGCCGTTGGTATGTTGTATGGTCTGTACGCCTAGTTCTGATGCCATGTTAGTCGCCCACCCTTAACATAAACACACTTCCCCCATTTACACTAAAAGTGTTTCCGCTATTTTGCCAAACCGCCATTTGAAAATAATCTGAAGAGCCATTAGCATTTACAACCGCCATGTGTGTAGGAAAATCAAGAGTAGAACTTCCTGCATAAGCTCTTATGCCAGACCTAGAACTAAAAGAACTTCCGTTTTTATATATGTATGTAGCTGGCGTATACGCGGAAGCACCTGTGCCACTTGCTTGCGCCAAAATAATGATAAAATATTTACCCGCTTTGGTTGGTGTTAAGCGGTTGTTTGCCCCTGTCGTTATACCATTTGAGTTATGGTTCGTTGTGCTTAAATTAGCTACAGTAATGCTGTTAGTTGAAACAGAAGTAGTATCGGTAGAGTTCCAGCCATAAATTGCACTATTCCCAATCAAACCATTGGTAATAGAAGCAAAGCCAGTGGTTTTTCCCACTATCTCATCTACAAGTATCTTACTAGACAACGGTCAACACTCCATTAACAGTGATTGTTGCGGAGATGGTTATCGGCCCAAAAGCCCCTGCGTTTTCTGTAGAAGCCACAGTCAGGTCGCTGGTGATACTGGTAGCATTTGTGCGAAACGGGTTAGTGGTAGTTGATGCCGCAATGTCTGCGTTATGCACACCGCCGTCCTTAATCTGATTTGTGTCAATCGTGCTAAGTGCCATCAGGTAATCTCCAGTACAGACAGCGTTACATCCGCCGCTGATGCTTGGCTTGCTGTTATCCTCAAGATATCAGAAGCATTCATTACAATCTTCTGGTCGCCACCAACTGCTACCAGTGACGAGCCAGTAGGAACAATAGCTGACTTAACAATGTGTACATTGTCGCCATCGTTATTAATCAACTGTACGTTTACCGTGATTGAAACCGCCAATATGTTGGCAATGTTCAAGCCGATGATTGTTGTTTCTGTCGCGCTGGGGCAGGTATAAACATCTGCGTTGGCTGTCCCCACTGCGGTGTCTGTAAATGTTTTAAATGCGTTAGCCATTTTTCTATCCCAATGCTATTGCGAATGCCAACGCATTCGGGTCTTGTTCTGTAAAGTTCTGCGCGGTTCCGCTTGCGTCATTAAAAATCATCTTCTCTGCTGGCAACGTACAGAAGATGGTTCGTGTGCCTGATGTCCAATTCACAGCGTTATCAGAATTACTGGACTGCAATATTGTGGTACGGGCCAAGGTTGTACCAGATGCAGTGTAGGTTCCAATACCAATCTCAAAGTCGGTTCCATCCGTGCAAGAATAATAGGTAGTGTTACCATTACCTATTTGGCTAAACGCCTCAAAGCCACCTACCGCACCAGCGAGAGTATATGTGCCAGTGCCCGTTGTGGTGGTTGTTTCTTTCACGCGGTCTTTCAGAACAAGAGCCATTACTTCAACTCGATTGTAAGATTCCCAGCGTTGATACGGAAGATATCCCCCGTAGCAATAGTCTTGTTTGCGTCCAGCGCACCAACAAACAGAATGTTACCGCTTGAAGCCGCATCTACAATAAATGCGTGAGTCACAGTGTTGCTGGTTCCAGTTGATGCCGGAAACTCAATATTTGCTGCATTGGTAACTGTCTGTTGATCCGTACTTGCAGAGGCTAGTGTCCAGCCAGCGGCGTTAACCTGCTGACGGGCATATGAACCAAAAGTTGCCTCTGTTAATGAGCCAGCTTCTGCGTCTGCAACTGCTGTTGCCAAGCCAACATAGATGCTGTTGCCTGGTGTGGTAAATGAACTGGAGTTGTTCTTAAACAAGAAGTCAAGAATCTTGTTCTCCAGATAGGTGGTTGCCGCATTACTTGTTGCCATTTGTTACTCCTAAGTCCTTGGCCTATCAGGTAAGCCCCTACGATTAGCGTCTGAGTTTTCTCTGGCTTCCGCCAAGTCTTTCAAACGCTGAATCTCCTGCGCGAACCTTTGTTCGTACAGTTGCATCATATCCTGCTCACCTTTCATGTAAGTATACGCTTCCACAAGTGAGCCGTAAAGAAGAGCGTTAGGGGCGTTTTCGCTCAACCACGATGTTGCTGAATCAAGCCCAGCAGTGATACTAGCTGGTCTATAGTAATAATGTAGCTCTACTGTGTAATTGCTGTCTGGAGTAGGGCCAACAATAAAATTATCCACGTCGTAAATACTGTAGTATTTTGGTCTAGCGTTTGCGCCTGTGTCTATGGAATACTGCTGAACAAAGTTTACATCCTTAAAGTCTAAGAATACTTTGTTCGACGCTGTTGTAATTTGAAAAGAAAACGGCGCAAGGTAGTCTGTAGGAACAGACAAGTATGGGTCAGCGTTTGTTAACGCAGACGTGGCATTCTTACGAAACAGCTCAAGATCAACAAGTGTGAAGATACGATCTTCTGCACCACGAATAAACACGGGTAGGTTGGTAACGAAAGATGTTTCCGTGTTTTCTGCGAAATCTTGAATAGCTTGTTTGAGTTGTGCGTATGTAAAAGACATGTTACCTGCTCACTATACTATTGTTATGTTTCCAACCATGCTGCTGTGAACAGTACACTGGTACACTAGCGAAGTGTCACTAGGCTCATGTGGCACAATGAATTGAGTTAGCCCGGAGGTGCTGTTGTAGTTATCCGTAACTCCTGTTGTAAAAGCAGAGCCACCAGAAGATGTTCGTATTTGCAAAGGGTGGCTGCTGACGTAAGAAGAGTTGTCAATTAAATATGTGTGACCTTTGTAAAAGGTAAAGTTCGGATTGTTACCAGCAGTAGCACCTGGACCAGAAAAGGTGTAAGCAGAACCCGTGGCTGCTGTTGTTGTGTATGTGGTTGTTGGGCCACTAACTTCATCATTTAGTCGTATCCAATTGCCCCCGTGAGCAAAATACAGACCACCCGTTGCGTGAACATGAGCAACCGCACCATGATAGGTTGATGCGCTGGGCAAATCAGTCAGAGCAGCGTAATAAAAAACAATTTTGTTGGCCCCTGCACTTACATCAATCAAACCCGAAGTGTTAATAATATCCGTAAGTGTAGTGCCATTTCCCAACGCATTGTAGATTTCGGTGAAGTTGTCATTGATCTTATCTGCGCCATCACGCAGAGTATCACCAGTTCCATCATTTGCGGCAGAGCCAATTCCTACTGTTTGTTTTGCCATTTAGCCCTCGTCAAAAGTCTTAGTTGTCGAATCGAGTGTAACATTTGTCGCATCAAAGGTCGATGCTGTTGTTGCAGCAGCAGTCCCCGGCCCAGAGGTCGCATTGTCACCGCCGCCTCGTGCGTTACCGATTGTTGCTGTTTCACCTCCAACGATGGTGATTGTGTACGAATCAGCATCAACAACCGTGATTGTATACCCTGTAGCTTTTTCCAAAGTAGCTTCTGTAAATCCATCAAACGCCTCCACTTTACGAAAAACAACAGCATCTGATGTGCTGCGACCATGAGAAGGTTCAAACACCGTGATTATCGGAGAACCCGGAGAACCTGATTGAAATGGGTTTTTTATCAAAAGCCTTTGACCAGCCACCTCTGTGCTTGTGTCTGGTCTGGGTTCAAAAAGTGCTTGTGGGTCTGAACCAGGGGATATGGGTTCTAACTGTGGGTGCTTTGACTCATACTCATCTGGACCTACTTTAAGACCGTTCCATTCCGTTATCATGTCAGCGAGACGATAACGAAAACCAGAACGGTCTGATATACCGTAAGCATATTTTCCAGATGCGTATCTAGCCATTAGTTTACCCGAAGATAAGAAATACTAGGCTGTAACTTCAACGGTACTCTATCTTCGTCCTCATCCGCTGCGCGTTGGAACTCTTCTTCATACACAGACTTTAAAAGCTGCACCCGCTCTGGTGCTCGTTTAATTGACAAGTAATACGCCAAGCCTGCAACCATACAAGGCAAGAATCGAAACGGTGCGTCAGTCGTATTGGCTAACGTATCTACGTCTTCAATCCGCTTTACATAGTAATACACAAGCGTGTCAGTTGAGTTTTCTGGAGTAGCCCACAAAGTAATCTGCGGAGCACTTTGTCTGTTGAAGTAATACTGACTTGGTTTTCCTTGTGTCGTTTTGTTTGGCAAGCCTAGATACTGCCCACGCGACATGCGCGTAAGTTCCTGATCTACACCGCTGCGTCGAAGTGAAACCTCAAGAAGGTCTGTGTGGTTAGCATCAAGCGTGTAAGTAGCAGTGCCCTGTGTTAAAGCTTGCGTCGCCTGCTTTACTGTCCACAAGTTAAGACCACGATTAGCCCAGTCAGCAAACATCAGGTTCATAGAACGACGTGCTGTCTTGGCATCATACCCGGTGCGAACCTCAAGTCCACACCGCTCATATGCTTCTTCGATTATCTCAGCTACGTCGAGGTCGAAGTCTGTTGAACCCGAAGTTGCCATTTACTTCTTCTTTCTCATGGCCTTTCCTTTTTTAGCCATGACAGGTTTTTTCATCATCATGCTGCCGCCGCCACGCATCATCTTCTTTTTAGCTGCACCACCACGCATCATTCTCATCGGCTTCTTTTTTGGCTTACGCTTTGTGGTGTCGTTACGACCTTTTATCATTTTCTGTCTTATTGCTATGGGCATCTTGTAGTCTCCTTGCCGAACGCTCGGCTATCAGGTTGTCAAAGTCATCATCATCATAGTTGTCATAGTAACCCTTTTTCAGCAGCTTTGCACTTGCATCATCAAGTTTTGACAACCGTTGTATAAACACCATAGTTATGTCGTGTTGAAACGACAACAACCAGATGTTCATCCCCTTTTGCGCAAACCATTTGTTTAATGCCATGCATGAGATTTCAAGATCTTCATACTCACAAAACGGTTCTTGCTGTGCCACAACGACAACCTGATGGTCGTCATTAAAATTATCAACCTCTTCGTTTACAACGTCCCAGAAGTCATCTTCTGTTTCGATTACCTTTACTTGGTTCTCGAACCAAGCTTTCTTTGCGTATGGACAGGGCCAGATATTGTTTAAATCTGGGTCAGGAACACTAAGTTCCTCAACAATCCACTGTTCAAGCTCCTTTTTTACGTCCATTTCTTTTCGGCATTTCCATTGCGCCAGCTTCTAGCTTACGCGGGGCACACATAAACTTACCCTTTTTGAAACCGGGAACGCCGCGACCTTTTAAAATATCTTTCTTTGTGACCTTGCCATCACCTGTTAAATCAGGAAACTTTTTTGTACCACCGTCTTTGAAATCTTCAGGTGTCATTCTAGCGTATGGAACTCTGCCCCCCTTATACACTAAAGAACCACCACCTTTTGCGTCTGGATTTGGTTCTTTACGCAAATCAATTGCCATCATTGGAGGTAGTTTTTTTATTTTTACCGCAGGATCTTTTCTATTTTTCTTCTTTGCCATTACTTCTTTTTCCTTCTTAGTGACTTAACACGACGTGGCTTACCAGCAGGCTGACCTAATCTCTTCTTCTGTGATATCCTACTACGTTTTTCTGTAGCCGTCATCTCTTTGGATGTTTTGGGTGTCTTGCTAGAAACCCTCTTGCTGGGGCGACAATATGGAGTACCCCGTTTTTCACCTTTGCGTCTGCCACACGCTTTCCCCGTACGAACGTCCTTCCAGTCTTCTTTAAACCATCGTTTGAGAGCAAGACCAGCTTTTGTTTTTCTAACAGCCATATTCTTCCCATCAGCCTCTAATACTTACAATGATAAATATTCCTAACCCAACTAACATAGCAATTATAACTGACACTAATGTCCATTCCATAACTGCTTCTATCAAACGCTCCCGTTTTCTTTTCTTTGCCTGTCGTTCTTTTCGTAATTCACCTTGTACCTTTAGCACATCTCTCCAAGCATTGAACCCATAATTGGCAACCAAGAAGTTACGAAGCTCTGCTTCCATCTTTTCTGCCTTCTTTTTTGCAGCGTAAGTGTGTAAAGCTTCCTCTTCTACACTACCAAATCGCCTACCCTTTGCCTTCTCATGCCCCTCTTTAATTTCGCCTATGGCACCCATAAGTTTACCAATGTCTTTTGACATTGATGTCACTTCTTTGCCGAGGGCGAATCCTTTTTTAATCGCCTGATATGAAGTTGTGGCGGTGGCGATTAATGTAACAGGATCCATTTACGACTGCGTTACCGCCCCCTTTGTTCTTTTGCGTCTACCATTCATTATAGCACCACATCCACGCGCCACTGCTGTCCCTTTGACGGCTTTTCCTCTGAAGGCGCGCTTGGGCTTCTGGTCGAGTATGCCACCATTGGCTTTCTTTGCTGAGTTGCCCCAATTGGAAGCACCGACTTTTCTGCACTTGGCGATGGCCCCGCTTGCGTACGCCGACGGGAAGACCTTATATCTTGCCTTAACCTTGTGATAGCATGCATCTTTTTTACTCATTTCTTTTTCTTCCTACCTGCACAATGTGCCTTTTCACTAAACCCACGCGGACGCTTGCAGTTTATCTTTGCCTTGCGTTTCTTACTCCACTTGCGTTTCTGCGGTGGTTTGGATATCTGGCTTGCGAGTGACCCACGCGATATCGCCATTGACCCTCTCCTGTAAATAATAGTCCCAAAGTTCAGCCAACATTTTATGGTTCTGATCCACCTTAACTGCTATAACAGCAGTCTCGGTCTTCAAATCAACCACAGAAAAAGCTATCCAGCCTATAAACCCTAGCGTTGCTCCGCCAATAAGACTATTCACGTTTAACACTTCCATCTCCGCCGTGCAGCGCAAATACGCTTCTTCGGTGTTTTCTTACAGTTGACGTTATGCATTTTCATTTGGCCCTTGGACCGCGCACAGTAAGAGGTGCGCCGCTTGCCGCCGCCTGGTTGTGGTGCTTTTAGTTTGGAACCTGTGGCTCTGTTGTACTTAGCACGACCTTTTGCTGTAAGACCCGCACCTTTGGAAGCAGGGAGCTTTTCTCCCCGCTTTACCGAAAGGCTTACTGACTTTTTCTTTCGTTTTGCTGCCATTGCAACTACCCAAAAAAAGCAGTTATCGCGTCTACGTTTGTCAATGTAACATGACACCCGTCATCAAATATTATTCCGTGGTCAGGAATAGTAATCTGAGTGTCGTCACCTGCTACAAATGTCATGGTTAAAAGTGTTGTGCCACCAGAGCCACCAGTTTTGAAAACTGCCGCAGGAGACCCACTACCAGCAGAACGAACCACAAACGCTTTTAAGCGGGTTCGACCACCAAGCAATGTGCCTGTGGAGGTAGCAGTTTTTGCTGTAATAGAAGCAGCCATATCAGCCTCCTATTAGGCTGTAGATGCGCTAGATGAAATGCCGAAGAATTTCAATGCAACCACAGAACCGCTACCACCTGCTGCACCAGAAACTGCAATCTCAATCTCATCTGCCGCACCAGTTGCACTAACTGCTGGACCTGTTGTGCCACCAGACATACCCAAGATTCCATTACAAAAATAGAAGCCTTTGAATCCTGTTGCATTTAAAGTAATTCCAGAAGCTCCATCAACAAAACCGTCCGGATCTGCGTCCGTGCCAATATCGTCCAATGTCACATTGTTTGCCGCCGCAGTTGTTACGGTAACAGCTACGCCCATTGGGATAAAATGAGCAGGCATTCCAATAGCAGCCTCTTTAAAAGATGTGCCTGTTGCAGCAATTGTAATTGAAGTGCTGTAGGTAGACAAAGTCATTTCATTGGTAAGAGCACCAGTTGTGGAGTTCTTAATGATTGTCTTGAATCCGTTTTCTGAACGGACGGGACCGTTAAATGTAGTATTAGCCAATTTGATCTCCTGTCTCGGCTAGTGTCAGCCACACCATGCGGCTGTCAGGGATACCTAAGTATACAATAAAAAAGGGCGAGTGAATACCCGCCCTTTAAAAAAGATGTTTCTAACCTTACGCTGCGCCGGGTGAACCGAACAAACAACGTGGATCAGAGAAGCCAAAGCTGTAACGCTCACGAGCTTTGAAGCGCATGTTACCAGTGTCGAAATCTGGGTCCATTGCTGTTGACAGTGCAGTACGCTCAAAGTGCTTGAGGCCGTTTGGTGCATCTGTCTTGATGAAGAACGCATCAGTGTCTGTCAGGTAGTCGTTGACTACATAACCGTCGGGCAGCATGCCCATTGACTTGAGTGCGTTTACATCGTTGTCTGCTGTGCCAACACGAAGGTTGGAAACCATCAGACGTTCTGCAACGAACTGAAGCTGACGTGGAATGATTAGCTTCATGCCGCGAAGAGCGATGATCAGGCCACGCTCATCAACGAAACCAGCGATGTTGATCAGAGCGTCTTCCAAAGAAGTTTCGTTCAAATCAGCAGCAGTTGATGGTTCGTTGGCGAATGTGCCGCCTGATGTCAGCGGGTGAGATGCGTCACACAGAGCAACACCGTCACCACCAGCAGATGCGCCAGCAGTAAATGCGTTGTTCAGGATAGCCGCAGCTTTAACCTGCTTGGTGTGTGCCATAGAACGTGCAAGCGCACGAGTATAGCGTGAAGCCAGACGATCGTACAGATTGTCTTCCACAGCTTCTTCAGTGATTGAGAAGGCCATTGCCACTGTCTCGTGGTTGTAACGAGCAGTGTATGCTTCATTCGCATCATCAAATGATACGCCTGTACCTTCATTTTTCACGGGAGCCGCGCCGAAGCCTGACAGCATTACCTCTTCTTCAAACGCCCGGTCAGATGACTCGGTGTCAAAGATCTCAGAATGCTGGCCTTCGTAGCGACCATATTCCATGCCGAACAGAGCGTTAAGACCAGGCTCTAGTTCTTTGGCGAGTTGTGCTCTAGAAATAGCCATTACCTACACTCCCTTACGAAATTGCCGCTTCAGAATCAGCCTGAAGCAGTGCGTGATTGTTAAGCATCACAATCATAGGAATGCCAGCGGCAGCGAAGTCTTCATTCTCAACGTCGTCTTGAATGCCAACAATCTTCAAAGGAAGAGAAGCATTTGATGAGTCAAGAGTTGCGACATCCATCTTTGCACTGGAAATACCTGTGGTTGTGTTACCACTTGCACCACTGTCTAACTGCGAATTTTCAAAAATTGCAGCTATAGCAGTAGCTCTATCGGTAAACGTAGCATCCGTCGCAATAATGTAACGCTGCATCGGGTTGTCGTACACAAATCCGATAATATCGAAGTTTGTGTCCGCACCTGACCCAGGCCATGTATTTGAGAATACTTTTTTACCTGTGGTTGAGGATACATACTCACAGCCAGCAAAAACGCCAAGAGGAGCTTCGGTGTCCGCAGTAGCAGAACTAATGACGATTTCACCGCCATTGTCGCACTTAACTATTGAACCCTGAAAGATCGCGCTTGCGCCGCTGTCAATAAAGTATGCATTAGTACCGGAAGTAGCAGGAGTGCTACCAGCGGTATTAATCGGCTTTAGGCCGAAGGCAACATTAACATTTGCCATTGCTTACTCCTTGTCAAGTTAAGAAGGCTAGGTTTTATCCTTGCCCCCAAATGATACACGACTTTGCCTATCGTTATGAATAGGCATTGAGGGATGTTGTTCCCTCATAAGATTTTGATCCACGGCATCCATTTGTGTGCGGGTCTGCTCCCGAAAATATTCAGTTCGTTCTTCTACCGTTTCTTCTGGGATTCGTGCCAACATTAGGCCACCAACCCCAATAACACCTGCGTGTGTTCCATCCTCAATTGTTGGGTAACGCCCCGCTAACTCAGGATATTCATCAGCACGAACAGGTTCCCATCCTTCCCGCAATCTAGAGGATACATTCATTGTGTCGTCTTCCCCCCGAAGAGAGGTACGAATCCAACGATGTGAGTATCCTGCTGGTGGCTCTGGAGCCTCTAGCTTGGAAGGTGGTGTCCACGGCTTACGCCTTGTGGACTTTGCACGAGTTTGTGAGTCCCGTGAAACTCTTTTTGTAGAATCAGCCATTCTCTTACTCCTTAACATACTTAGCGTATTCTTCGAGCGGAACATTCAACCGCTTTGCTATCGCTATCTGCGATGGAGTCAGCTTGACTGTTCTGCGCCCCTTAGTTGACTTCGACCGTGAGGCCGTGGACTCAGCAGAAGCGACTCTGGGTCCTGTATCGCTTTTAGTAGGAGCCGCAAACTTATGCGGAAACTCTTTCTTAATGCGATTGTCAAGTTCATTATAGTACTCATCGGACTGCGGGTCAAATCCTTCGTCCTCAATTAATTGCCTATGTAAGCCAAAAGCAGCATATGTCATAGTTTGATCTGAACCAAACCACTCATTCTTTTGTGCCCACGCCTCTGCCTTTGGGTCAGGTTGTTGAGGCTGTGGTGGTGGTGCCGCAGGTTGTTGAGGCTGCTGTGTTGGTTCTTCAGCTTTACGTTCTTGACGCTGTTTAGCCTGTTCAAGCTGTGCTTGGTCTAATGCTAAACGGCTTAGATTTTTTTGCGCCTCGAACATTGCTTCAGCATCGCCATCGTCATAAGCTTTTTGGTACGCTTGCTTGGCGGACTCAATCTGAGAGTCTACTCGTGTACCAAACTCTGACGTATAAGACTGGTCTAATGCATCAAGACGCTGTTTAAGTTCATCGTTCTGTTTCTTCACAGCTTCAGCAAACTCAACTGCTGCTACGCGCTGTGCTTCTTCATCACGATACTTTTTTGTTAGCTTACTAATTCGCTGTTGAACATTCTTAGAGTATTCCTGAAGTTCATCTTCGTTAGCAGCTTGTGGCTGCTCCTGTTCTTCAGGCTGCTCTTCAGCAGCTTGTGGTTGCTCCTGTTCTTCAACTTCTTCTTCTAATACAATTTCT